CCGAGAGTTTCACTACTCCACATATATACAATCCCAGCCAATATGGACACGATTTCTAGAATCGATCCATACTCGGTTTGGGTTTGGAGCAGTTTCCCTTTGTACTGGATTTAACAGTCTTTCACTGTTCGGGTCATCGGATGCAAGCGCTTGAGCATCCATCTCTTCTACACCTTCTTCAGGTAAAATATGAAGAAGGGAGTTCGGTGTTTCCAAAACCGACACCCATTCCTGCTCCTCTTCGCTTTCGAAGTAGGAGTCCGCCAACGAGACAAAAGGGTTCTTCTTAGAATCCCTTCTAAAGGCCTCAAATTTGCCTCGTTCTAGTGATAACGAACCACGTTCCAACTTTGCTGAAAGATCTCCAACAGCCTCACGATGTCTGACAGATTCTGATAGACCTGTACTAAAACATGATCGAAAAACTTCGTCGAAAGACTCATTCCCAAAGTCCATTTGGAGGGAATGAAGCCCGAAATGTTCAAATACGGGCAGTGAGTGTTGTTCAAAGAGACGTAACGTCTGTGGTAAGATGTTCCAAGGTAAATCTTGAATTAGAGTAGATCGAATAGCCGGCATAGACGCCAGTCTAGACTCTAAACTATCCAATGAGATATCTTTAACATTCTTAACAACAGAAGCGTCAATAGAACAATCCTGCTTCTTTCGATTGGTAATAAGACCAAAATTAACGTACGGTACTCGTACCAGATTTGTAATCCGACATGGATGAGAATCTTCCGGATCAAAGCGAGTATCAATTCTCCATTGTTCAGAATTTAGCTGAAGAAACTTGTTAGAAAAGTAGTTTTTACCGGGAGAAGGGCTCAGGCCATACTCAGTAACGGTATCCCACCATATTTTATAATGATCTGAATTCCCCTTAAAGAGGAGATCATCACCATTAATAAGGCAGGGATGTCGTTTCCTAAGTTGACCCAAGCTTAACTCGACACCAAGATACCTTTCCCACGAATCCCAATAAGAACAGAGATTCGCTACGCATAGTACAAGAAATGAGATGACATGTCCCATTAATTGTCCATTGCATTGTTGAAAGTCTTGGAGTTGGTATTGAAAACCATCTAACAAGTTGCCAAACTTCGGAAGAACAGAGCGAGTTTGTAAGATCTTAAGACCCTGAAGCGTAGAGGTAAGGTTCGCCATCATACGCGGATCTTCAGGAAAGATCTTATCAGCAAGACCATATTTAATAATAGCTTGAGTAACAGACCCTTTCAAGTTATCAGTTGCCGCAGAAAAGTCCGCAGAAACCATACCT